AAGAAAAATTCTTGAAAGAGTTATGGCATCCTGCTAATGAAGAGCCAATTGCTAATACAAGTCCAATATTATTTGATGGTAGAGATAGGGAAGGATATCAAATTGTTAAAACTAGCTTCTTTAGAAGTTCTTATTGGAATAAAACTGTTGAATATTATGGTATTGTTCGTTGGCTTTATATTGATGATTTGTTTACAAAGGAAGGAGGTGAACAATGAAAACATTTGTATTTGATGTTATGCTCGACGGAAGATTCGTCTGCACATTAAAGTATAAATATTGTGCGCTCTTCCCGATAGATTTTGAAGAATTAGAGAAGTACGTCCTACAAAAGAGACCTACTTTGAAAGGTAAGGATTTTAGAATTGCGTTTTGATTATGAAAAAGATATTTTTAGTTATACTACCAGCATTGCTATTTGTAGCTTGCAAAAGTGAGCCGGTTAAAACCGAGACAAGAATGTATGAACTTACTTTCGTTGATGGTAAAACGGAAATTTATACCATTAAGAATGTGGATATTAATGCTCATGCATGTATTGGGCATTCTGGCGGTACTTATCATTTTTACCTGCCATCAGCAGGATATATTGACGCAGTTATCAGATTTAAAAGAGTGAAGTAAAGCGTATGGATAAGTATAAATTGCATAACGAGAAATGTGATGGCTCAAAGTGCTGGGCTTGTCAATTTACTTGGTGTTGTGATAAGTATAATCATCGTAAAAAGTAAAGCGTATGAAACATAAATTGAGAATGATATGGCGAATCCTCTGTGACTGACAGGTTGTAGTAATAACCGAAGACCACGGAAGAATGTACTATAATTGGAATACAAGGAGTCTTGAAGATGTTTGCCAAATGTGTCGCAAAGTACACGATATGGCTCTTATGATGGATAATAAAAAGTAAAGCGTATGAATATAACCTATTTACGAATAGAAAATGGATTTGATATATCTAAGATAACTGGGGCTATTCCTCAGAATATTGGAGAAGGATATCAGTTTAATCTCGCAGGTAAACAATACACAACTATTGGTAGCTATACTAAAGACAAAAAGAGACTATTGAATATAGAAATCAGTTCTTTTTGTGGTCTTTGTGGTGGAGCAATACATTATTACGCAAAATTGTATATTAAAGTAAGCAATGTGTGTGGTAACAGCTCGGTAAGTGGATATTTGGGTGGAATTGAAATTCCAAATGAATATCAAACCATCAAAGGGGAGTTTGTTAGACCACTCACTCAAAAGGAGAAAGATGAGCAACCAGACAGATGGGACTATTGGTATCAAGTAGGGGATTTAGTTAATGCCTTTGAATCTCTTGAAGAGATAGAGAGTTTAATTAAAAACCTCAAAAAGAAGTTCTCTTCTAAGGAGTGGGAAGTTGAGATAAGACGCAATTATTAACCGCCTTCGGGCATAATTTTAAAAGATATGACAAAAGAAGAATTAAAAGTAAAGGTTGCCAAGCAACAAAGTATTATCAATGATGCTAACAATCAGATTTGTTCTGATGTGAAGGAGTACATAGAAAGTCTACCATACAAGGTTGGCGACAAAGTTAGATGCTCTAGATGTGATGTTTGTTGGATTACAAGCATCGTCCCTAATCGAGGTTACGGTGGCTATAATGGTGAGATTGAAGTAAAAATCAACCCTGCTAAGAAAAATGGCACTCGCTCCTGTAGAGAATTTGTACTATGGAGTATGGAAGTTGATAGCATCAAGAAGATTGATTAACCATCCCGCAAAGGATATAAATAGATAGTAATATGAATACAGAAAAATTAGAAAGAGCAAATATCTTAGCAAAGAGTTTAATTCCTAAAGTAAATGAACTCTTAAATATGTCTACAAAATCAATGCGTAGTAGTCTTGCTGATGCTATTTATGGGCTTTCAGAGTGTGATGAAGAGTTTAAAACAAAATTCAAGCAGCTTCTGAATGAAACAAAACAGAGATTTCAGAAAGAGTTTGATGATTTGTAACTAACCACCCTCTCCTTGGTGAAATTAAGATAATAACGAAAAAGCCGTGCTCGAATTAGATTGGTTGGCATTAGGTGTAGCCGTAAAATATCAATTACCGCTTGACAATTCACCTCAGAGCACTCTTATGTGGAAAAGGCATCAAGCATTTAGTACACATCGAAGAACGTTAATGAGTGAAAGGCTCATAAAGACTCCAATCCGTTATTATTTTGATAACATCATGGAGAGGGTAAAAAGAAGAGAATATGGCAGAGATTATTTACTTTGGAACAAATGGGTGTTCCGGTCATTATCCTATCGGCATCGACAAAGTGCTGACCTCGGCAGAGTATGAGATATGGCGCGAATGCGATAATGAAACTTGGATAAATTATATCCGAAAG